TCGGGCTAACGCCTTAAAACGTTGGCGAAAGAAGAAATAACGCCCTATTCCGCCCCGTGTGCATCACTATGAAGTAATCGGGTAGTATTAATCCGTGTTAACAAAAAAAACAAGATGAAACAAGTTTTGCCCAGGGGCGGAAAATCTCTAAGACAAAATGAAATTCCATAGGGAACAAAATGTTTGTTTTTGCATTGTAATTGCGGTTGGTTCGTGAGAATAAACTGCAATTTCCCACAATAGCAAGATGCGTTTGCTCTGATTAAAAATGATATTCGTTTCTCACTTAAGATAAAATGAAGTTGTTAGGTTTAGTTTTAGTTGTAACAACAGGAAATTTGTTTTTCCAGATTGGAGGCGGTTAGTTCGTGATGAATTGACCGCCCCTTTGTTATTTTAACAATTCCCGACAAAAAAGTTAAAATGTTTATTCGTAGATTTAAGCAAATGAAATTCTTTCGGGAATTAATTGTACCTTTGCACCGAAATAAAGCCGTGAATGTCCTAAAATCGGCAAAATTTGTTGGTTCTAAATGTAGTTTAAATTAGTATGTTTGAAAAAGGTCATAACAAAACGGGCGGACGCAAGAAGGGCACACCTAACAGGCGGACGGAAAAGGAACGCAATCTGATTCGACAAATAGTCGATAAGGAGTTAAAGGCGTTTCCCCGTTTGTTATGCCAAGTCGAGCCGAAAGATAGAATGTTAATCGTGACGAAGTTAATGCCGTTTGTGTACTCCAAAAAACAAGAAATCAGCATAGAGGACGAAACGAGCGCATTGTTATCTAATTTGAACAATCTAAACGATGAGCAATTAGCAAGATTAAAAGATATAATTAACGAATGTGTCAACGATGAATGAGCCGATAAATAGAAAGTCTTTGATATTTGAAATATCACAAACTTTGAAACGAAAAAGAAAGCGCAAATTTAGGGTAATAGACAACAACCCGATGACAGGCGCAAAAGTTATTGAAGAGTGCGACACCTTCGCACTCGCTGATGATTTGACAATAGAAATTATTCACGATAAAGAACAAATTGAAACGGAATGAACAAAGAAAAAACTGCAAATAAAGAACGTGTGCAATTTTATTTTGACACCGCAAAATATACATTGAAATTGCGCCAATATCACGCCCTAATCTCGTTTGCAAATGATGTATTGCGAGAAATCAATAAATGCGGAATTTACCCCACAAATGAGTTATTGCGTGGTTTGCTGAATGTCCGTGAAGATAGACAAGAACTCATTGCACAAACTACACAGGGCGTGGGCGTTAAGATGCGTGATATGTACACAATCATTTTGTGCGCTGACGAACAGGCGGAAAAGGCTTGGGAAACCTTTGTAAATGACAATTTGAGCGCACAAGCGAAGCCAATGCACAATATGTTACGAAAACAATTTGCAAAGGCATACGAAGAACTTTTGCAAACCTGTTACACCATTAAGCAGAAGTACACCCAAGGAAATCGCACCGCCCTTTTCTCTGATTTGGATTTTAATTGCATCGAATACGATGATAAGACAAAAGATGTGCATTTGTCTTCTGAAACCATAGCACAGGCAAAAAGTGAGTGCTATGTGTACGCTGAAAGTGAACGGGCGGAAAGCGTGTACAAAGGCTTATTAGAAGTCGCAGAAAAACTAAACGCAATAATGGAGAACTTAAACCATCCTTCACAAATATTTGATGCGTTCGAGTTTGATACAATAAGCGGACAAATTGAGGTTGTAAAGAACTTTGATTTTAACCTGTTATAAGTATGGAAATAACCCCCGAAAGCCTTTTACACCTTCACGATGAAGAAGATGAGCAGAAGCAAGAGAACAACGATATAAAGGCATTAATCATTAAAGATGAAAATATGAGTTACACCGAAGAATATTTTAAAAGAAAACGTGATGAAGAGTTAGCCAAACAACGTGAAGAGGTTAGCCAACATCTTTTAGAAATGTGCGGATTTGAGCCGAACACGCCCGAACCATTAGACACGGACGAACTCATTAAGAAGATGCACGAAATCACGGAAAAGAAGTTAGAAAAATAGAAATGTAGTGTGTGTTTTACTAATATCTGAATTGTTGCCCACAAAGCGGAGAATTGGCGAGAACATTCCCACACTTTTGGCTTGTTTTATTAAGTATTATTGAGGTGTGCGCACACCTTGAAATCTAAATGCACTTTCACGTTGTAAGGTTTCCATTGTCGGCGGAATGGTAAGCACTTACAACGTGAATTTGTTTTATTACCTGTCGTTATCAGACCACTTATCAGACCACTTATCAGACCGCCTATCAGACCGCAAAAAAAGTGCCACCCGTTTCGCAACGAATGACACCCCCGTAAAAACAAACTATAATCTTCTAAACGTGTTATGAATGTTTGCCCGAGTTTAGCCGTGTATGATTTCCGCCCCGATTATTGAGCAAAGGCGTTCTATAATGTCGTGAATCTCGTTGTCTATCTCGTTGAGCGGTGGGCGTTCCCAATCTTCTTCACTCAATCCGTCAACACAAAGGGCGATTTGTTTTTGTACGCTCTGAAATGCCCTTGTTAAAGCGATGTACTTTTGCGCTTTCGCATTAGTCGTAATGTTTACTTTCTCCATACTTTCAAGTTTTAGCGGTTAATAATTAGGTTTATTGAGTGCAAAGTTAATTATTTAATTAAGAAATAGCAATAATTTAATACAAAACTTTAGTAAATAGTAAATATTTATTGATTTATGTCAATTAACCATATAATTAACTTTATAAGTGTAAAGTTTAATTTATATTAAACAATTAGTGTATATTTGCCTAATACAAAGATAATTTGTACCTTTGCATCAAATCGGAAAATTTAGTATATCATAAACTATGAACTTAAAAAAGAAAATTAAAGCCGTTGGAATGACACAGGCGTTTGTTGCAAATGCTATGGGAAAAAGTGAATCAAATTTCACGCAAATGTTAAATCATAATCCGACAATCGGATTTTTGCAAGAATTGGCGGATATATTAGGTATCTCATTAGTCGAATTAATTGCCGATGAAGAGGAACTAACCCCAACCCCCGAAGAAATCACAATCAATGGCAAGCGTTACGCCCTAATTCCGAAAGACGATTAAAAACATCCTTCATACTTTTAGCACGTTTGGCGAATGGTTGTAAATGCCGTTTCAGAACGTGCTTTTTATTTCCGCCCTCAATCCATACAAAAAAGGGCGTTTTATTAAAATTTCCGCCCTATTTCCGCCCTTTGCCCTTTTTTATGTGGTTATATGATAGTGTGTAAATATTTGATTTATAAGAAGATAAAGGAAAACTAAAAGAAAAACTATTATATTATTGAGGAAAGTGAAAGAGATAGGAAAACGTAAGTAAACAAAAGTAATATAAAGTAATGAAATATCAGTAAGTTAGGGCGTTTTTACTATTATTGTATGTTTACCTTTGTTTTCCGCCCTTTTCTTAATTATTACTAAATTTCCGCCCTTTTTTCCGCCCTTATTTGGTTGTATTGAATTAATATGCTATCTTTGCACTCAATATCAAACAACCTAATTAAAATTTGTGAGTATGAAGAAAGACAAATTACCTGTCAAGTTAAGACAAAAAAGGATTAAGGGCGGTTACTCCCTGTATTTGGAATATAACGCCAATGGTAAGACCGAAAAGAAGTATTTAGGACTTCATTTGATAGACGGAACAACCGCCAAAGTCAAAGCGTACAATACTAACATAATGGAGCAGGCAAAGGCGGAACAATCAAAGGCGTGTATGATTGTAACCGCTAAGACTGAAAAAGGAATCGCAAAGGCTAAGAAAATGACATTATCTTCTCTTTGCGATGAATATGTAGAAGAAAAGAAGAGGACAGGCAAAACACTAAGCACAATTACGAATATTACGACAATGGCGAAACGTATTCAAGACTTTGCCGACAACAAAAAAGTTTATGTGGCGAATATTGATACAAAATGGTGTGAAGAGTTCGTAACGTATCTAAGAAATGCAAAGGCTTTTCCACACCATAGCCAAAAGGACAAATTTAAAAGATACACGGATGAATCCTTAAAACCTTCTACACAAAAAACCATATACATAAACTTTGCATCAATAATGCGTTATGCGGTGCGCAAAGGCTATCTAAAAAGCAACCCAAGCGAGAATATTAGTGATGATTACAAACTGAAGGCGCAACAGGCACAAAGGGGCTTTTTAGACATTGACGAAATAAAGGCGTTGGAGGGTGCAACCTGTCGCAATGATGAAGTTAAAAGGGCGTTTCTTTTCTCCTGTTTTTGTGGTCTGAGATTTTCAGATGTTAGAACACTATGCAAAGAAGATATAAGGTGTGTAAATGGATCATATTACATTGAAAAAAAGATGCAAAAAACAGGGGAATTAGTACAAATTCCTTTAAGTCAGAAAGCGTTGCAATATCTTGGCGATGTCAACAGGACAGGAACTTATTTTAAGTTACCGACATTAGACACAACAAACTATGTCGTTGACACTTTAGCAAGACACGCCAACATAGAAAAGCACGTTACTTTTCATATCGCCCGTCATACCTTTGCAACTATGCTTCTGACTTTGGGCGGTGACATTTATACAACGTCGAAGTTATTAGGTCACAAAAGCGTTGTTACAACTCAAATTTACGCTGATATAGTCAATCAGAAGAAACAGGACACAATCAACTTACTTGATACGATTTAAGAAGATAAGGTGCGCTATTTGGCGCACCTTGTTTTTATGCCCAAATTCGGAGCTTGAAATCTATTTGTAAATAACTGATATATAAGTATATACAAAATTTGCATATGCAATTGCAATGCAATTTAGTGATTTTGCATATGCAATTGCAATGCAATTTTGTTGTTTTGTATAAATTTTGCAATGCAAACTTTGTATTTATCTATTAATCAGCGATTTAATAACGTTTTATCGAGTGCAAAAAAGGGCGAAAAACAAAATAAAGTAAAGATTGAAATTGTCTTTTTGCCCGTTTTGCCATTTCAAACCGACATTTTGCCATTCAAAATTAAAAGAAAAGATGAAGAAAAAGAAAGTTACCCCTAAATGATATATATATCTATACCCCTAAAGAAAAAGAAGCAGAAAAGAAAAGGCTGCTACCCCCTCCCCCCTGTAAAGTCCTGGTTATCCTTCGATGCAAATTTGATTTGTTCCTTCTATTCATCAGACATATTTTGCCCCAATTCCAAAAAGCCGATTTTAAGCCGATTTTTTTTGCGAAGCCTTACAACTTACCACGATAAAAGCAAAAACCGCCCAAACACGCTAAAAACCGCCAAAAACGCACAATTCGCACTATTTGCCCCCCTATGGAAAATTTTATAACAATATCACACGTTTTGTAGCGAGTGCAAAAAAGTGCAATGTTTATTTGTGATTGCAAAAACAAAGTAAAGTTAAGGAAATTTGTTATACCTTTGTACCCGAAACAAAAACAATAACACAATAAACGCAAAGTTATGAATGATTTTTTAGACATTAAAGAACTTATGAAGATTACAGGCTTTAAAAAGTCTTATATCTACAAACTCACATTTGAAAAACGCCTACCTGTGTACAAGCCAACAGGGCGCAAATTGTTCTTCAAGAAAAGCGAGATTGAAGATTTATTCAATTCTTGCAAGATTAAGGCAAATTATGAAGAATAAGAAGTTAACAGGTGACACGCCAATTTTCAGTATTAACGACTTCGAAAGAATGGTACAACTATTCTCCGATGAACAAACGAAAGTTATTAATGAAGTTCGGGAACGTGTCACAAATGCACTCGTTTTTGAAGATGTCGAAGATGTGCCGTTACCATACGACTTTGACGGCAATTTCACGGGTAACGTCGCTACCATAGCGGAGCAGATTGCAAATAGTGTAATCAACCGCACGGGAAGAAATTTAGAACGAAGTGCAATTTATCGGGCTAACGCCTTAAAACGTTGGCGAAAGAAGAAATAACGCCCTATTCCGCCCCGTGTGCATCACTATGAAGTAATCGGGTAGTATTAATCCGTGTT